TTATGAGCATTGATATCGCCGATGAAGTCCAATGGACCTTTAAAGATATTTACAACAAGTGAACTATGGTGATGTACACCAACAGTAATATCACGACCACCGAAACCATATGATTTAGCAACTGCTTTAACATTTTTAGCGATTTCTTTTTTGCGTTCTTGAGACATATAAGCCATTTGTTAGTCCTTTTCGTTGATTACTTAATTACTATATAGTGATTCGTTAGTATTGTCAACCTTTTTATGACACAAAGAAATAAACAGTTCCGGCAAATGCGATTGCAGACATAAGAGCAGAAGTACCGTCGATTGCTGCATTGATGATTATTTTTTTCATAATTGATTCTCTTTCTCTCTGATTACTTAATTAATATAGCATGTCTCACAGGAATGTCAACAAAAAAGTGCAAGAGAAAACCCTTGCACTTCAATGACTTATAATTTTTTAACTTTTATTATTCTTCTGGTAGCTCTGGCAATGACACATTTGCTCGTTTCACTAATGCAAAGAAGTTATGTGATTCGCGTACATCACCAACTGACAGTGTGATGTTGTCGCTTTGTATAATCTCAAAGCCCGAAGATTTAAATAGTCGCTCGTATGTTTCACGATGTAGAGTTCCAAGTGGTACTCCTTCATTTGATGTGTCAGGTACTTCAATGTATACCCAACCGTTTAATCTCATAACGCGATTAAGCTCTAACATCGTAAAGAATGGCTGAAATGAGAACTGTAGAGACTGGCGCATCCAAGCTACATGAAAGAACCCTTTCATTAACTCAGAAAAGTTATAGTTCATCACATGTGAAGTTAGTCCCTTTTCTTTACACGTAAGATGGTCTTCTGTATGAAGTGTGATGCCTTGAACATTTTCATACCCCATATCAACCATCTTTTGCATTGCATAACCATCACCACAGCCAACATCTAAGATAAATTGATCGTTATCATCGCCTGTTGCGCCCGTAATAAATCCAGGTAATTGTGCATCAATTACTTTATGGTCGATTGCAGTTGAAGGAATGTGAATAACTTCGTTTTCCATAGCAACTTTAAATTGTTTTTGTCTAATCCATGTATCATCAAATACGTGTTCCATTATAGTGACATGCCTCCGAATGTGTTATTGTCTACATCTTGCTTAACTCCACCGATAACATATGATGAAATTTCTGTTTCTTGAGGAGCTACTTGTACGTCTGCTCCAGAGATCCACTTTTGTGTCCACGGCAGTGGGTTTGCTTGTGGAGTTTGATATGGGCATTTAAGTCCTACTGCGGTCATACGCTTACAACAAATCCATTCAATATAATCTGATAGTAGCTGTGTGTTTAGACCGATCATTGATCCATCTTTAAACAGATAATCAGCCCATTGCTTTTCTTGTTCTACTGCGTCTACAAACATTTGAATACATTCTGCTTCTGTTTCTTTTGCAATATGCGCATAATCTGGATCATCTTTTGGTAGAAGTTTTAGAAGTGTTTGCGTAGATGCTAAGTGCAAGTTTTCATCACGTGCAATTAGCTTGATAATTTTAGCATTACCTTCCATCTTTTTAAGTTCTGCAAATGCCCATGAACAAGCAAATGAGACATAGAAACGAACTCCTTCAAGAATATTTACACTCATAAGAGTTTTATAGAGTAACTTTTTAATTTCGTATTTGTCTACTACTACTTTGTTTCCATTGACATTATGCGTACCTTCACCCAACAGATTAAAGTATGATGTCATATCAATTAGTTGATCATAGCATTCTGAGATATCATCAGCGCAATCCATAATTTCTTCGATATCCATCATGCCATCAAACACTTTAGAAGGGTCTGAGTATACATTACGAATGATGTGAGTATATGAACGTGAGTGAATTGTTTCACTGAATGTCCAAGTTTGGATCCATGCTTCTAGTTCTGGAATAGATACTAGTGGACCAAATGCTTCTACTGGCGCGCGTCCTTGTACACTATCTAGTAGAATTTGACGTTTTAGATTTGATGTAAAGATATGACGCTCATGGTCTGTAAGATTTTTAAAATCATTTGAATCTTTAGTTACATCTACTTCTTCTGGACGCCAGAAGAAACCTAGTTGCTTGTCAGTTAGTTTATCAAACTGTTTATATTTTAGCATATCAAAACGCTGAATAGCTACTCCGCCGTTTGGGTCTAGGAATGCCAATGCTTTCGTATGGTCTGCTTTATTTTTTGAATTGAATACGCTCATAGTTTTCTCTCTCGTTTATTAAATTACACATGCATCACAATCTTCATCATCAATGACAGATTGTGCTAGTGGTTCGTCCATTAGTTTCGATACGTCGATCTCTCCTTGACCATCGAATGTATTAAAATAGTAAAGTTGCTTTCCACCATATTTATAGAACATAATTAGATGTTGCAACATTACTGACATAGGTATCTTTTCATCATCAAAGAATACAGGATTGTAGCTGGTGTTTACTGAAATGCCTTGGTCAATATATTTCTGTAGGATTGCCATAATTTTTAGGTATCCTTCTGGTGACTGTTGATCCCATAGTAGTTCATATTTGTTTTTCAGTTTATGAATACCCGGTACAACTTGCTTTAAAACACCATGCTTAGATTGCTTAACTGACACTAGTGAACGTGGAGGCTCAATACCGTTTGTAGAGTTAGAAATCTGTGCGGATGTTTCTGCTGGCATAAGAGCCATTACAGTTGAGTTGCGAATACCATGCTCTTGTAAATCTGCACGTAGTGTCGCCCAATCTTGACGTTCAACATATGGTGTAAGTTCATCAACATCTAGCTTACGTGTATCCATTGGAACTACACCACCACCATAACGTGTTTCGTCTGTGCCAGAACATTTACCTTGCTCTTTCGCAAGAGTGTTAGACGCTTTGATTAGGAAGTAGCTCCATGCTTCTGCCCATTCATCGACTAATTCTAAGTTTGGATTTGAATAATTTGTATCATTCTTGGCTAACCAGTAAGCAAAGTTGATGATACCGATACCCAGTGGTCTGCGCTTTTCAGTTGATAACTGTGCTGCAAGTACTGGATATTTTTGATAGTCAAGTAGTGCATCTAGTCCGCGAATTGATAGTTCACATGGCTTTTCAAAGTCTGCTGGAGTTTTAATATTGCCCCAGTTGATAGCACTAAGTGTACATAGTGAAATCTCACCTTCGGGATCATTTAAGTCATTTAGTGGCTTTGTAGGAAGATTAATTTCACAACAAAGATTTGATTGACGTACAGGAGCTAGATCAGGTTTAAATGAACCGTGGTCGTTTGCGTGGTCAACATTCATTAGATAGATACGACCAGTGTTCTTACGCTCGTTCATGAATGCAGAGAATAGTTCGATTGCTGGAATTGATTTCTTACGAATAGATGTCTTACGTTCTGCTTTCTCATACAGTTCACGGAACTTGTCTTGGTCAGCAAAGAATGCTTCATACAGACCTGGAACATCGTTAGGAGAGAACAGAGTGATGTTGCCGCCAGTCATTAGACGCTCATACATCAACTTGTTAAATTGTACACCGTAGTCTAAGTGACGTACACGATTGTCTTCTGTTCCTTTATTGTTCTTTAAAACTAATAGGTCTTCTACTTCTAAATGCCAAAGCGGATAGTACAGAGTTGCTGCACCACCACGAACACCACCTTGTGAACATGACTTAACAGCCGCTTGAAACATTTTGTAGAAAGGGATAACACCAGTATGGGACGCATCTCCGTTTCGGATCGGAGAATTAATCGCACGGATAGCACCGGCATTAACACCTATGCCAGCTTTCTGTGAGACATACTTAACAATTGAACTAGATGTCGCATTGATTGAATCAAGCGAGTCACCAGTTTCAATTAGAACACAGGAAGAAAATTGTCTCTGTGGCGTGCGGACGCCTGCCATTACTGGGGTTGGGAGCGAGATATCAAAATTGCTAATTGCGTCATAGTAATCTTTAACCCACTTTATTCTTGTTTCTGTCGGATAGTTAGAGAACAGAGTTGCTGCAATTAACATATATGCCATCTGAGGTGTTTCGAACACTTCTTTGGTTACACGATTTTGAACTAGATACTTACCACGAAATTGTTCCATACCAACATACGAAATATTAAAGTCACGGTCGTGTTTGATATACCCGTTTAACGTTTCCCATTCATCTGTAGAATAGTCTTCAAGTAGCGATACATCATAGAAACCTCGTTCTATATTATTCTTTACTAGGTCTAGCACGTGACATGGTGTGAAACTGTTATACACCATTTTTCGCAAATGATAGTTTACCAGATTACCCGCTACCCATTGGTAGTTAGGCGTATCTTCATTAATTAAATCTGCGGCAGATTTAATCAACGTTTCTTGAATTTCTGAACTTGTAATACCGTCATAAAACTGAATGTGAGATTTAATTTCTACCTCGCTTGGTGATACGCCAGCGATACCGTCACATGCAAAGAACACGACCTTGTGCATTTTTTCTAGGTCTAGTTCCTCTCTGTCACCGTCACGTTTGACTACTTGAATTCCCATTTATACTCTTCTCCGAAATTGCAATGTATTTAACAACATTGCGTGTATCTTAATATCTATTGTTTATATCTGCATCTTCCATACCAGCTACACGTAGCTTGATAATATTACTTAATTGAAAATGCTTAATTTCAAATCCCTTAGTAATACCTTGGTACTGGTTACGCATTAGTGCAACTTGATTAATAAGTTCCGAAATAGCAACGACCTCTGCTTCGCCATCTGCATACTTTTCAGCATCCCTACTACTAAGTGCTTTGTTGTAATTTTCCAAATACTTACGTAAATATTCACTTCTCTTTTTGCGTAACTGTATATTTAGATGTTCTAGAATTGCTTCTATTTCCTGTAACTGACCGAAACGGAATTCTACGAATGCTGGGAGTTCAGTAGCGTTCTTTTCAATATTGCCCTGTACTTTAACTTCATAACGTGCTTCTGCTAGTTCCTTTTCAAAGTGATCTAGACAGGCCGGTATGGAGTTCCAGTCAGCAACAATTTTGCGATACCAACTCATTATTCGTAGTCATCCATTTCATATTCGTTAAATTCATCTTCATCGTCTTGAAAATAAATGTCAAACGCAGTTTCAAGAATCTTATCGTTCTCTGTCATTTCTGAAATATCTGTCTTCTGAAAACCTACATCATCACATAGTTTAATCAAACGTTCAGCCGCTGCCATGCGTTCCTTTGCCGGTACGAGAGGTTTGAATACTTCCCAAATATCAAAAATTACTTCTGCGTCTACTGTTGCCATTTTTATGCCTCAAAAATTGCTGAGTTACTTCCATGTTCAGCACACTCTGCGCTTACACAGTAACATCGGTTATTTGTCATTTCACGAACTAGTTGGTCTGCAAACTTGTGCGCATGTTCTGCGAACTTCTCAACTCCCACACCATCAAATAATGTAAGTTCTGCAAGTCCACATGATTCTAGTTCACTTAACTTATACAACAAAGGATCTTCCCTGTCAACCACTACTTTATGATCAAAGTTATCCTCTAACCATTTTTTTAGAGGTTTAAGACCGCCAAAGTCTACTACCCAATTGCGTTCATCTAGTTCTTCGCAACCAAAAATAAACTTAAACTGTAAGCTATACCCATGCAAGAACTTGCAATGAGAGTGTGCTAACGGCTGTCTGAAAACAGCCGATAGTCCAATGTTATGACCATAAGTCTTTGTCGAATAGTACTTAGTCATTCTTCATGCCTCATTAAGTTCAGAGTTTTCATCAACGATTTCTCCGTTGGCGTCAACTTCTAGTGAGTCAAGACCATGTACTTCAGCATCTAAATCTTCGTTATTCCAATCGGCAATAACTCGGTCTAGTTTTTCATCAGTCCACTTCTTACGGAACTCAAGAATTTCTTCACCAGACTTGGTAATATATTTTAGACGATTGCCTTGCTTGGTTAGAAGACCCTTAGCTTCAAAGAATTCAAGTAGACCTGAATATGGAGACATACCTGTTTCATATGGAATTTCTACTTGTACACTTTCGAATGGCTTAGAGTAACGGGTCTTAACAACTTTACATGCCGCACGAATACCATGCACTTGTGAAGTTTTGTTGCCATCTGCGTCTGTTTTCAGCTTCAGTTTGCGCATAGCGATAACGATAGATGATGCATAGATAAAGCCTTGGCCACCTGAAATCTTATCATCTGGATCAAACATATCTTGTGATGCGTATGTGTGATTTGTTGCAATCATACCTACGTTGAAGTCACCGAACATGTTTACACAGTTACGAACAAGTGCTGCTAGTGCTTTAGGCTTACGACCCATATCACCTTTCATTTCGCCTTTTTCGAACTGATTAACATCAGTTGGGGTCAACATCATACCCAAACTATCAAGTACAAACAGAACCTTAGGACGATCTTCGTCAGGGGTATCTGTGTACTCCTTACGATAGTCTGTCATAAAGTCTGAAATAATTTTAGCAACATCATCAATCATAGCTACATTCAATTTCAGTAGCTTATCATCGTCTGTGCTTACGTTCAGCGCATGTAGCCAACTTTCATCTAGTGCATTCTCACTGTCAATTAGAACTACAAAGATACCTTGATCCTGTGCATTCTTAATAATGTTACCAGATGCAATATATGATTTACCTGCACCAGACTCTCCTGCAAGCACT